CGTCCGTCGCTCGCCGCTGCTCGTCAAGTACGTCGATGTGAAGCGCGGCTATCGCGAGATGCGTAAGCGCAACGACTCCGGTCGTATCCGCGTCCTCGCCGCCGACGTGGACACCGCGGACGGCGTGATCCCGACGCTCGCGCTCGTAGACGAGCTGCACCGCCACCGCTCGGCCGGGCTCTACGGCATCTTCCGCGACGGGCTCGGTCCGCGCGGCGGACGGATGGTCACGATCTCGACCGCGGGCGGGCACGAGATGACCGCGCTCGGTCAGATGCGCGTCGCCGCCCTAACGCTCCCGCACGTCACGCGCGAGGGCGCGCATACCTACGCGACGACCGGCGACGGCGCCTACGTCATGCACGAGTGGGCGCTGCGGAAGGAGGACGACCTAGACGACCTCCTGCTCGTCGCGCTCGCGAACCCGGCGAGCTGGCAGACGCTCCCGAGACTGCGCGCGCGGCACGACTCGCCGTCGATGCTCCCGTGGCAGTGGGCGCGCTTCGCCTGCGGCGTGTGGGTCTCTTCCGAGGCGTGGTGGATCGCCGCCGAGGACTGGAACGCGCTCGCCGTCGAGGACGATCTCGCGCCGGGCGAGCGAGTCACGCTCGGGTTCGACGGCGCGCGCGTCGGCGACGCGACCGCGCTCGTCGCGTGCCGCCTCTCGGACGGCATGATCGCCCCGCTCGCGACCTGGGAGGCGCCCGCCGACGCCCCGACGTGGGAGGTCCCGGCGAACGAGGTAGACGCGGTGCTCGCCGAGGCGATGGAGCGCTTCCGCGTCCTGCGCGTCTACTGCGACCCCCCGCTCTGGCGTTCGGAGATCGACACCTGGGCTCGCGAATACGGCCCGAAGGTGATCGTGCGCTACGAGACCTCGCGCTCGCGGATGATGGGCGCCGTCGAGCGGTTCCGCACGGACGTAGCGACCCAGCGTCTGCACCACACCGCCGACCTCACGCTCACCCGCCACGTCCTGAACGCGCAGACGCGCGAGGCGCGCGGCGGCGGCTACTGGCTGACGAAGGACACGCCGAACTCGCAGCACAAGATCGACGCGGCGGTCGCCGCGGTGCTCGCCTACGAGGCGCGCGCCGACGTACTCGCGGGCGGCGAGAACCGCTCGCGCGTCCCGATCTCCTGGAACTAGCCGATGGCTTCGCTCGACACGACCCAGCGAACCGGCGAGCTGCTCACGCCCGAGCAGTGGCGCGAAGCGCTGCTCGCCCAGCTCGCCGGGCGCCAACCGGCGATACGGATGTGCGACTCCTACTACCGCGGCGAACACCGGATGGCGTTCACGACCGCGCAGTTCCGCGAGCAGTTCGGCCACCTCTTCGCGAGCTTCGCCGACAACTGGTGCGACCTGGTGGTAGACGCGTCGGCCGAGCGGCTACGCGTCGAAGGGTTCCGCTTTGGCGATACCGACGCGGACGAAGCGGCGTGGGAAATCTGGCAGCGGAACAAGATGGACGCCGAGGCCGACATGGCGCACACCGACGCGATCAAGCTCGGCTGCACCTACGCGCTCGTCGGCGCCGACGACGGCGGTAAGGCGTCGATCCAGGTCGAGGCGGCGGATAAGGCCATCGTCTGCGTCGATCCGGCCCAGGGTCGGCACCGGCTCGCCGGGCTGCGCTACTGGCAGGACGAGTGGAAGGTCGAGCACGCCGCGGTCTATCTCCCCGACAGCGTGACGTGGTGGCGCCGCGAAGGTGAAACGTCGAGCTGGGCCGAAGATGTAGGCAGCGGCGCGAACCCGCTCGGCGTCGTCCCGCTGATCCCGCTCGCGAACGCGCCGACGCTCGGCAACCGTCTCGGCCGCAGCGATATCGAACGCGTGATCCCGCTCCAGAACGCGGTCAACAAGATTTGCGGCGACATGATCGTCGCGAGCGAGTTCGCCGCGTACCCGCAGCGCTGGGCGACGGGGATCGAGATACCCGTCAACCCCGAGACGGGCGAGAAAATGGCGCCCAACTTCCTGGGCGGCGCCGACCGCGTATGGGGCGTCGAGAGCGACCAGTCGCGGTTCGGCAACTTCCAGGTAAGCGACCTCTCGCCCTACGTCCGCGCGATAGAGATGTGCATCCAGCACATCGCCGCGCAGACGCGGACGCCGCCGCACTACCTGCTCGGCAGCACCGGCTCGTTCCCGAGCGGCGAGAGCTTGAAGGCGACCGAGACCGGGCTCGTCGCGAAGGTCCGCCGCAAGCAGCTCTCGCTCGGCGAGGGCTGGGAGGAGGCGATGCGCCTCGCGTTCGCCGTCGAGGGCGACATGACCCGCGCAGAAATGGTCGAGGTCGAGACCATTTGGGCGAACCCCGAATCGCGGATCGTCACCGCGACCGTAGACGCCGCCGTCAAGCTCGCGAGCATCGGCGTACCGCGACCCGCGCTGTGGGAGTACGTCGGCGCGAGCCCGCAGCAGATCGCGCGCTGGAAGGTCGAGGGCGAGCCGAAGCCCACGCCGATCTTCCGCGAGACGATCACCGCCGCCGCTACGCCCGCGCAGGCGGTCGCGATAGAGCGCGGCGAGACGCCGACCGGCCCGCCGCCCGGCGCGCCGCCCGCGCCCGGCGCGAAACCGCCGACACCAACTTCACCACCACCGCCGACAGGAGGCAAACGTGGCTGACGATCAAACAGCTTCGGCTGGCGCGACGCCGCCCGAGCCCGACCCCGCAACCGGCGCGACGCCGAGCGGGCAGCAGCAGACCGACGCAGGCGCGACGCCAGCGGCGGGCAGTAACGAGGGCGCGACGCCCGACACGTCCCTCGGTGACGCAGGACGCGAGGCTCTGGAGAAGGAGCGGACGGCGCGGCGCGACGCCGACCGTCAGCTCGCAGAGGCTCGCAAGCGCGTAGCCGAGCTGGAGGACGCTGGCAAGTCCGAGGCCGAACGCACGAAGGCCGACCTAGAGCGCTCACAGGCGCGCGTGGCCGAGCTGGAGAGCGAGCGGCAGGAGCGCGAGCTGCTGGACCTCAAGCGCGAGGTCGCCGCCGAAGCGGAACTCCCCGCGTCGGTCGCAGCGAGGCTCCAGGGCACCGACCGGCGGTCGCTGAAGGCCGACGCGGCGAAGCTCGTAGAGGACCTGAAGGCCGGTCGCCCCGTTGGCGATCTCGGCATCGGTCGCGGCGGGACCGCGAGCGGTGCGCCAGGCGGACGTGTGGACATGAATCAGCTAATCCGCGAGGCCGCAGGCCGAGGCTGACAGGCAGCGCGACGCGCTGTCACCCGTACCGCCCCTCGCCCTCAATCGGAGGGTCACTAACCCATGCCGTTCAACAACATCATCAGCCGCAGCGGCGCTGCGGCACTGATCCCGGAAGAGTATTCCAAGGAAATCATCAAGCGGCTGCCGCAGGCGTCGGCGGCGATGGCGCTGTTTCGCCACGTCACCATGTCGCGCGCGCAGCAGCGGCTCCCGATCATGGGAGCGCTCCCGGTCGCGTATTTCGTCAACGGCGATACGGGGCTCAAGCAGACCACCGAAGCGGCCTGGTCGAACAAGTACCTGAACGCCGAGGAGATCGCGTGCATCGTGCCGATCCCCGAGACGGTCCTGGACGATGCCGCGTTCGACATTTGGGCCGAGACGACGCCGTTCATCATCGAGGCGGTCGGGCGTGCACTCGACGCCGCCGTGTTCTTCGGGACGAACAAGCCCGCGTCGTGGCCGGTCTCGATCTCCAAAGAAGCGGAAACCAAGACGAACATCGTCAAACGCGGGACGGCCGCAACCGCCAAAGACCCCGGCGTCGTGATGAGCGATATCTCCAACCTGTTCGCGCTCCTGGAGGCCGAGGGCTTCGACGTGAACGGGATCATCGCCCACCGCCGCTACAAGGGTCTGCTGCGGAGCGCGCGCGGCACGACCGGCGAGCAGTTGGGCGCGATGGACCCCGGCACCGAGGTCGAGCCGTCTCCGGGCGGGCTCTACGGCGTCCCTGTCACCTACCCGCTCCGCGGGCTGTGGCCGGTAGCCGCCGAAAAAGCGCCGGAGATGATCGTGGGTGACTTCACCCAGGGCATCCTCGGCGTCCGCCAGGACCTCACCTGGAAGGTTCTCGACCAGGCCGTACTGACGGACGAAACAGGGAAAATCGTCTACAACCTCGCGCAGCAGGACATGGTGGGCCTGCGAGTCGTCGCGCGGTTCGGCTGGGAAGTGGCGAACGTGCCGCAGCCCGAGGCGTCGGCGAACGCGTACCCGTTCGGCGTGCTGACGAACTAGCTATGCCGACGACACCGAAGGCATCCAAGGCAGCAGAGCCGTTCACGGGTGGTAGTGAGGTCGAGGGCATGGACGCGCTGGAAGAGGCGAACGAACAGGGCTACCTCGGCGAGCCCAAAGAGGACGACGACGACCTCACCGTCGAGGGCGTCACGAAGGACTCGCGCAAGTGAGCCCGGCCGCTCCGATCCATATCGAGTCGTGGGACGAAGCGGTGCAGTACGGCTTCCACGGCACGAACGACGCGGCGCCGGAAGCG